GTGATAACGTAAGGCATGGCATATGGCCCCTTCATTGAGTTGGGGTCTGACATGCTCGCCGTTCCCTCAGAGCCAGTTGGGCGGGTGGTGGTGCTGAAGTTGGCTGCTGGTGTCCACGTTGAACCATCGTACATCCACGGCACGACATACACATAAATCGCCTTGTCGTTCGCAGGGGCAGTCGCAGCAGTTGACAGGAGGATTTTTACTTCATAATCAATTGCTTTTACAGATGTCTGGTTGTCTACTCGCGCAGATTGCCAACCTGCGAATGGGTCGGAAGTGTCAATCGCAAGGGATTGAAGGTTGGTCACGGTCATCGAAGTCCATGTACCATAGGATATATTGTCTGTGGTACTCATAATTAAGCTCCTTCATTCCATGTTTGGCCATCGAAAAATCGCCCGTAATATTTATAGGCATCCCTGTCATTAAGCTCCTGTTGCTTGGCGGAGAATAACTGCTCAAGTTTATTTTCAATCGCTTGAATAGCAGAACCTTTCGCTACCCATACAGTACCCTTGGTTTCAATTGTCTTACCTGCACGTAAGTCATCAATTTCTTCTGCTGTAGCATCTTTTACTGAGCTAGATATGTTATCTTGAGCCAGTATTACTTGCCGCTCCTCTGGCACATCGAGCCAGAAAACATAATTAAGAGTAAAGTCGCTACTGTCTAATATCTCATCTTGGATAATTATTTTTCGTGTCATTTTTATTCTCCTAAGTCCGTGTTATTTGTAATGTCGCGCTCGCCCCCAAATCGGAGGAAGCTGATGATGAGACTGCTGTTATTATATCGCCTGTACTGAATGTATTTGCGGCAGTCGCATTCGTATCTGCGGGGGTACTTGAGACAGCAACCGCAGAAAGACCTGTTATATTAGTCCCGTTTATTTTCCACGCCCAAGTAAATGTCCCGCTTGTAGTTTGTGCGCCATATAACTTATTAACTGTGCCGCCAAACGGCATCTTGAAGGTAAGCGTGACGTTTCCGAGCGCAACCGTGCTGGGGGTAGCAACCCATATTCCTGTGATTTGTGACGTGGCATTACCCGTGCTTGTCACTGCGCCTGTCAGGTTCGCATTGGTCGTGACAGTAGCGGCATTTCCTGTGATGCTACCAGTTATAGAATTTGTTACCTGTAAATCAGTAAACCATCCCTTGACTATTCGCGTACCCGTACTGCCGATAATACCGCTTGAATCAGTGGCGAGTAGTGAAGCCGCCGCGCCCGGTGCAGAGGATGAGGTAATGGCGTGAGTATGAGCCGTTGCTGTGCTATTGGTAGACGATACTGTGAGTGTGCCGGGAGTCGCGATAGTTGTGGCGAATGAACCAGTGCCTGTACCTGTCACCGCACCAGTCAGCGTGATGGTTTGGTCGCCCGTATTCGTTCCAGACTGAGTACCGCCGCTTAGAGTTGTTGTCGTCCCATTTGTGGCCGTTATAGTGGCTGATGTCGCAGGAGCCGTAAAAGTAACCTTGTTTATAGATGTCGCCGTAGCCACTCCAAGTACCGGAGTAGTTAATGTTGGGCTTGTTGCGAAAACTAATTCCCCGCTACCATTAGCATCAGCACAAGCCGCTTCTAGTTGCGCTGACGTGAACACACCAAAAGAAGTAGCATTGCCGCTGCTTGTTACAACACCAGTTAGATTGGCGTTGGTTGTGACGTTACCAGCCGTTAAGCCAGAGGCAGTGCCTGTAAGACTTGTGCCCGCACCAGAAAAGGTAGTGGCTCCTAAAGTTCCGGTGTTGGAATTAAACGTAAGTGCCGTATTATTCTTTGGCTGTAACGCCTGAGTGCCACTAGCGGTAATGAATAAAGGGAAACAAGTGGTGTCTGTTGCTTCGTTTACAGAGTTGATAGTATCAGGCACTATGTTCGCGCTACCGTCAAATGACGTGCCGCCAATAGTACGTGGGGTGGTTAGGGTTGCAGCACTCGTTGCTGTTGATGCATTGCCTACCAAAGCACCTGTGAAAGTCGTACAACCTAAGTTTGCCGTATTGGAGTTGAATGTAAGGCTCGCATTCGATTTAAGTCCAAGGTCGCCTGTCGCCGCCGTTGTGAAATTAACAAAGCATGATGTGTCCGTGGCTTCGTTTGCAATAGTAGAGGTTGTTGAGACTGTCGCACTCGTAGCGGTGCTTGCATTACCAGTCAACGCACCAACGAAAGTTGTAGATGTAATGGAAGTAGCCCCGGCAATAACGCCAGCATCCAGCGTTACCGTTCCATCAAAAGTAATAGATTGCCCTGCTGTCGGAGTAATAGCAAGTGTGGAAGCCCCCGCAGATGATATGGTGTTGCCGTTGATAGTGATATCGTCCACCGTCAAGGTCGTGAGGGTGCCAAGCGATGTAATCGCTGGTTGCGCTGCCGTGGTCACTGTCGCAGCCGACCCCGATACGTTGCCTGTGACGTTTCCAGTCAATGCGCCCACAAAAGTAGTGCATCCTAAAGAAGCAGTATTGGAATTAAACGTGAGTGCGGTATTAGTTTTAGCACCAAGATTACCCGTTGCGGCTGTCCCAAACAGGAGGAAGCATGTGGTGTCGGTAGCCTCGTCTGCAAGCGTAATATTGGTTGCAGTAGTGGCTGATGTAGAAGTCGTGGCCGTATCAGCGTTTCCCGTCAAAGCCCCTATGAAAGTCGTCGTGGTAAGCGCATTTGTGGTCGCATTATAAGTCAACCCAGCATCGGTAGCAGGAGATAGAGAGCCGGTTGCGGCTGTACCCAAAGCAACAAAAGTCGTGGTGTCTCCGCCAGCATCCACAAACGTCACGGTGCCGGCATTTCCGCTTACTGTGGTCTGGTCGCCCGTATTGCTGCCTGATACCGATACCGCACCCGCACCAATAGTCAAAACCGAGTTATTCGCGGCATTTGCAGTGAGCGTTAGCGTTCCTGTGTTTACCGTAAGCGCGGTTGTGAGTGTGGCGTTTGTAACGGAAGTCGCCGCAATAGTACCGCTTCCACTAGTTGCTAGACTCGCGCCTGTCCCCACCACCATAGCCGCCGTGGTATTTGTTGCACCAGTAATATCACTGAAGGCAGGAGAGCCACCACCCGCAGCAGTCCATGTTCCATCTGCCTTTAGAAATTTACCAGCAGCGGCATCACCAGCAGCGGGGGCGGGGACAAGACCTTTCGTTCCGCCAGAGCCAGAATCGCCCACCATAGCAATGAGGTCGGCGGTTACTTGTGTCGGTGTTCTGCTTGCCCATGCGGAGGATTTTGATTGTAAAAAATTATCTGTAGTCGCGGTAAGTCCCGCAATGGTAGTAAGGTCGGAATCAAGCGGCTGTTTTCCATCAATCTGCGTCTGTGCATTACTGCTCAAGGTGTTGATATATTGAAACTCAGTGCTGGAAACTGAGCCGTCTGCGATTTTAGAAGCGTCCAGACCAGAAATATCCAGACTTATTGCAGGCGTGGTGGTCGCCGTTGCAACCGTTCCCGATATACCGTTAGCCGTGGTGACTGAAACACTGGTGACTGTACCAGAACCGCCCCCTCCGCTTCCTGCCTCCCATTGATTAGTTGCTGCATTCCAAACAATAGAATTACCATTGGCCAGCCCTGTTAAATCTATATCAAATAAATCTTTTAATTTGTTGACTCCACCACCGCCACCGCCACGGGTATTCTTAGGAATTGGGAATAAATCAAACCACTCTTTGCTGCTTTCATACCGCCATTGGATATGCGTTTGTGAGCGGCCTAGAATTATCCTGTCCCCGTCCTTACCAGCAGGGAGGATTATTTTATACTCAGTGCCATCAGTGAGAGTAATACATGCAGTTTCGGGGGTTTCCTGCTTTATCGCTACAATGCCAACACCATCTGCCCCGTCTTTTCCTGAAATCCCCTCTTTCCCTACAATGGTTTCTCCGTTTTTTCCATCCTTGCCATCACGCCCATCTTTTCCCGACTCTCCTCTATCCCCCCTTTCCCCCCTTTCCCCTCTATCTCCTTTTTCTCCTTTTTCGCCATCCTTGCCATCGACAACCTCAACAGTGAGTGAGCGCGTAAACTTAGGGGGGATTATCTTTTCCTCCACTTCTATAAACTTACCTGTTTTTGGGTCAAATATGGTTGGCATTACACCACTCCATAAAGAATGAATGTGCCGCTGGTGATGTTGCCGGTTGACATAATAAATTGGATACCAGTCACCGCGCTTGTGGTTTGGTTAGAGCCAGCAGCATGTGTATTTCGGAAACGCGTCGTGCCATCCATTAGCCATGTGCCTCTCCACATGATAGCTGTGCGCTTAGATGCGTGAGATGGATTGATGATCTCTACTTGAAGATAAGTGGGGTCTGATGTGGTGGCAATGCTGTCCCCACAAGACAATGCCAGTTGCGTAGCCCCCTCGGCCTCACCAGTGACAGGATTGCCCTCGCTGTCCCTACCATCACCGCCTTGGTCGTAGGTAGCGGTTGAAATGAATCCACCACCAGTGTTAACCCGCGCGCGAAGAACAGCAGCAGACGCAGGAACCATGTCTATTATTTCTATGATATATTTCTTGTATGTGCTGTCAAAGACAGCGGAGAAATCAATACTTGCCGAAGCAGAAGCGGTTTGAGTGCTGATTTTCACAAGTGATGCAGCAGCCGCGCCAAGCGTGGTACGAGCCGCCGCCGCATCAGCATCATCGAGCAGCGTCAGTGCAAAATCGGTAATATCCTTCGCTGCTAAATTCCCTGTGCTTGCCCGCGCGGGAAATTTGTTTGCAGCAAATGCAACAGCAGTGGGAACCGCCGTAGAGCCGGTGACTTCGGCAAGAATCGTGTTAGCCGCTTGTGTTGCTAGTTTTGCCAGTGTGATAGCGTTATTATCAACCGTCCATGTCGCACCACTGCTGGTTACGGTAATATCACCCTTGTCACCATCAGAAACAGAACCAGCGGGGCCGGTAGCACCTGTCGCACCCGTTGACCCTTGCGTCCCAGAAATGGAAATATTCCAATCAGCAAGCGTACCACTGCCACCAATATCCGTAATGTTCATCACCAGTGACGTACCGGAATAGGAAGTGACTGTACCGTGCATGTAATTCAAAGCACTCGCAGCACTGGCAATTTGCAGATATTGCCCTGCAACAAACAACTTCCCGCTTTGCGTGGTGAAGCTTTTTGCACCTGTGCCAATGGCAACACTGGAAGTGGACGTAGCACTTAGAGCAGCAACCGATGCCGCCGCCGCTGCTGCTGATGTAGCCGCATTTGAAGCCTGCGTGGTGGCAGTAGAAGCCGATGTCGAAGCCGATGATGCACTAGAAGCCGCTGCCGACGCACTCGCTGCGGCAGCCGTAACTGAATCACCAATATCCGCTACCGTGTAACCCGATGATTCAATCGTGTTGTCCGTTTCGTTAAATCTCAATAATTCATCATCCACTAACTCAGAAATAACAACATCCGTCAATGCGCTGCCCACTTCAAACTTAGGGGAGCGGTCAATCGCATCCTGCTGGTCTTGTGCGATAGCCGTGAGCTTATCAAAGCTATTCTCAATCGTTGCCCCCTGCCAGCCCCTTGCAGTGGTGTATGGGGTGGATTGGTCTATTCCTACCTCACGGGAGCGAATCAGGTTATACAGGCTACTAGGAGCTACTGCCATCGTTACGGTGTAGCCAGAGGAAGTAAACGCTAGGGTATAATCGGTATTCAAAACCTGCAAAGTACGCGCACCGGTGCTGATTAACTCCTTGTAAACACGCATGTAAGTTGAAGCAATGGGCGACCATGTACCAGTGAAAATCGTAGTGCTGCCGTTGCCAACCGATATATCTGGCTCGTATGAATCTGTAATCGACATATTGTATCTCCTGACGTTATTTTATAGCAAAATGTAGTGGGTGGCTAGAATTAAGGTGTGCTGAGTTTGGATTTTTTCTTTTCATCTTTCATCGAGCCTCTTAATAGCTGTTCGGCTTGTAATGTCCCCGGAACACCGAAGCCTGTACCCATGAGAAGGATTGCCGCCTCCGAATAATGTTGCGCCTTCTTTGATTCAGATTTTGATTGTGCAGCCCATTTTAATCGCTCTCCTATCTGTGTCAGCATACTGATTGAAGGCACTGGGACGGAGCCATACTCGAATGAGCCAACTGTTTGTGAGACAAACGGAACGTTACCTAGAACTGTCATAACAGCTTCTTTGGTTATCGTATCTTCCCACGGCTTAGTATCATCGCCCGTGAGTGCCGCGACCAACTCCTTGCTCAATCTGCGAATGCCAACCTCGGCAGCCATTGCCAGTATTAACCATGTTGCAGAATTAAGGGATTTCTTCACATCACCCTTTTTAATTCCCAATGCCCACATATCATGCTTGATAAGCGACCATCTATTCAGCATAAAGGATTGAAATTGGAAAATCAGCTTGTCAACAGACGTATTACCCGTAAGCTCACCCTGCGTTAGAAGGGCGGGCGAATCTTTGGCAAAGCCAGAGGACTGTGTACGGCGCATCATCAACTGCGCTTCTTGAATGGCAACGGGGTCAGGATTGCTCAAATCAACCACACCGCCTCTTTCCTCGACGGACTTAGTATATGCGCCAGCGGCAACGGACGATGCAGCAAAAGCATCGACCTTCTTCAAGACAAAGAATCCCGCCTCGCGCACATCACCAACAATACCCTTTCCACCCATATCAAGATAAGCAGGGTCATCGCCAGCACGTTCCCGCACTTCTGGGAAATTATCCCATAAGAATTGCCGCCACTCTCTACTCGTTCCTACCTTTATAGCCCCATCAGAAACATAGTTTCCGCCTATCATTGACGCACCATCTAGCATTGCCGTGGGCTGTATTAATACAGTTGAAAGCTTATAACCCAAAACAGCAAACCCAGTATTGCGCCTGAGCGCATCTATGGCGTGTATTCTTCCGGGTAGATTGCCTTTACGAGCGAGTAGGTTAATCCACTCGACAACCATCTCCTGCCCAACATCGCCAACCGCTTCACCATATTCAGAGCTTTGCGCCACATCGCCGAGGGATTTAATATCACCACCCATCTCTATCAAATATGCGGCGTTATCCACATGGCGCAGGAACACGCCCAGCGCATCTATTCTTATTTTCTGGCTTCCACCCGTGCGGCTTATGGTAAACCCCTTTTCCACATTTTTCTTTTTGCCAATAGAAGGAACATTCGGCCCCAACTGGTCTTGAATCTCAAAATCTTTCGCCGCCTCATGGTCTGTCATGAATGGGAAGTAGTCACTCACCGCTACTACATCTTTGTTGTAAACATCGCGCATGACTTCTTGAATAGCAGGCAGCATGGAGTCCAGCTTCTTACGCATAAGCTGGTACATTTTGATTTCATCTTCATTCAAAGACAACCCATCAATTTCACCCTGCGTAATGCCAGAATCTAAAAGTTTCTTCTCGCCCCCCTCTTGTTGTAAAACAGCCCATGCGCCTATCTTCTCAAAAGATTGCTCACTTAAATTCAGCTTATCAGAAAGATTTTTCACCTCACGAGTTACTGATTCTTTAAGGTCAAGATATTTCGAGAATGACTTATCCACGGCTTGCTTGAAAATCTTGTGATTTGCGCCTTTGTAATTCTTGTCCCCATCGAGCATATCGAAAAACACATCCATAGGATTTGTCGCCAGCCCCAAACGGGACGCACGGTTTCTCTTTTCTATATATTTGTTCTTTATCCTGTCCATTATAGATAGACGCTCACCAATCTTTGCTTTCTTGACGCTCCTATCACTTAGTGGAACAGAGGATTTTTGAAGCTCCTCAATGCGCTTTTCTTTCAGTCTCTCCTTTTGATTTTCCAATAAGGTTAGCTTCAATTTCCCGCGCTTGACAAGGGTATCAATAGCATCAGAAATATCTTGAAGCTCCTGTGTCGTAATATCTTCCAGTGGCTTCTTATTCAGTATTTCAAGCTTCTTCAATATGCGCTTAGGCATTTCTGCATCTGGGTTGCGCTGCATATAGTCCAGAGTTTTTTGCAGGGAATTAATTGTTTTTTCCGTGCGCTTGCTCGTGTCAATCTCATTTACAAGGCTTTGTATCTGCTTGGCAAAATCCACTGCAATAACATTGCTGTCTTTCACACTATCAACCACTTTCTTTATGTGTGAGACAATGGCAGACCGTTTGGATTTTTCCAGTAAACGCTCTACACGCTTTACAATTTCCGGTAGTTTTGTTTGCAACTGCTCAATAGTTTGTGTGTTCTTAATTATGCGGATAAATTGGGCGCGTTCAGCAGCATCAATGCCAGACCTCTCTATCATATCAATGAGGATGTTCTGCACATCAGCAGCCTCTTTCCTGCCAAGATACGTCCCCTCCCGAAGCCCAGAGATAAAGGTTTTTAATTTGTTGGCTAGGATTGCAGGCGGCGATTTTGCGACAGCCCGCTTGTCGGATTCAAGACGATTTAGCTCCGCTTCCCGCGCCTTAATTTCACGGGCGACCCTTTTATCAACCTTTCTATTCGCAGCAACACGGCGGCGCAAATCTTTAAGCATATTCCTATTATAAGTAACGTCCTTATCGCCAAGCTCCTTATCAAGTTTGGAAAGTATGTTGTCAATTTCATCTAGTTTGGATTGATTACCAACATCCTGTTCTGCAATGACTGAATTTGGTGATTTGAAATCATTCTCAACCGCAACAAGAAAATCTGCTACGGTCGAATCCATATCTATATAGCCAGCCTCCGCCGCCGCCTCCCGTGCCATGTCCAAATCAAGCCCCGTCTTATCATTGCGAGCACCATTCTTGGCACGATTTTTCATCCCCATTGTTTCAAGCTCACCGCCTGCACCGCGCCTATTGATGCTTGTATTGCCAAACATATCGACACTGCTATTTTCTCGCGCATCATTATCGCGGATTCCCCCTTTGCTTTTAAGGAAAGCAATAAGGCTAACGGGTTTCGGCGTTGTGCGCTGCTCTTGCAATAATGCTCTGGTATTTTCAAGCATACCAAGAACATCGGGGTCAACAATGGCTTTGCTTTCTTGCAATGCAGTAACTTCACGCAGGAGATTTGTAGATATATCATCCGTCTCCGCTTGAATATTTGCTATCTGCTTTTGCTGTTCAGCTTTTTCCTGCTCCATAATCGGCGTAATAGCTTCATTGGCGCGAGCCGCTGATTCCACCTTCAACCCATCAACCGCTGCCTTCAATTCATCCATTGTGTAATTATCACCAAGATTCGCAATAGCCGCCTTGGTTTCCAAGCTGGTATCGGGCGACTTCAATATCATCTTCGCCGCTAGTTGCGGGTCTTGCGTTCCACCCTTTTTCATCTGCTCCTCTAAAGCAGCGTCATCAGCGAATACTTGCTTTACGGCTTTTAGAGTTTCGGCTTTTGCGGGTGCGTCATTGGTTAGACCAGCGGCTTCTTTGTCAATGATGACAGTGGCAGCATCAATAATTTCATCCTTATTCTTCACCAGATTATCCGCTAAATCTTTTATCTGCGCGTCATCAAGTCCCGCCGCTTTTCCGCCTTCCTCAATCTTCGACACCACCGCAGAAATAGGGACACCAGCCACAAATCCAAGCATCGCCTGATAACCGATATTGGTTATTTTTTCCTGCATTCCCGTATCACGAACGCCAGAAATTCCCTTGATGGATTCCTCGACAACGCCCTGCGTGGCTTCTTCCGCCGATTGTCCGGTTGAGCGGATAATCACCTTACGAAGCAACGAGCTACCCGCCGCTGCTCCAAGGAATACTTTGCCACCTAGTAACTCAATAAGCCCCTGCCCATAAGCTGATGCAGCTGCAATCGAAGCCGCCTCCTCTGGGTCTTTCCCGGCCTTACGAGCCTCGGCGTAATCCTGTGTGTTAATCAGTGCGGTCATGTAACCTGCCGCCACTTTCGGATTCTTTCTAGCAAAGGTTAATCCTACAGTTAATGCCACCTGCCCGAACGCATTACCCACATCATACGCAACACTTGTTCCGCCTTTGCGGGATATTCCGAGCGCATCAAGTGCTGCTTGATTCTGCGCTACCATTGCATTGCCAGCATTCTGCATTACTTCGGGGACTGTACCATCAGAAAATAGGCTTAAAAGTGCGTCCTTTTGCGCCCCCCAAACAGACTGTAACACCCCCTTTACGCCGAAATCTTCTTCCTTCATATTCTCGATTATTCGCTTGGTGAAGGATTGTTTCGCAATATCAATGGTGGATTTGCCCTGCATCCCTTTGGTTAGCTCGCCAGTTTCGACAAGAAGCCCACCGCCGATAGCTGGTAACTCGGCAACAGGTTTAAATATCCCCGCTGTGAAATCGACTGGAATATCCACCAACCCGAAGGAGCTTGGCGTTTCTTTCAGTGGGCTATTCGTACGGTGGATAACATCAATCTCATTATCGTTAATTGGCACGGACGCGACTGTATCGGCAAAGTAATTGCCGTTTTGTGGAGTAGCTACATCTTCTGCGAAGAAATTACTCATTTTCCCAACACCCTATTTGCTGCACCCACTCCAAACATTTCATCAAAATCACTTGCCTTCTCAGGATTGGCTATAAGCTTTTTAATCGCTATCATAGGAATACTTGGCTGCACTTTAAGCACAGGCGATGAACGCGCCATTGATTGCTGCTGCGCTTCTTTCTGTGCGGTGGCGTAAATCTCATCACGGTTAGGAAGCTTGCCAATATCCGCTACAGGAACATTTGCCTTTGCAGCCTGACGCTGTAGTGAGTTCCAGTAGTTATCATAGAGATTCGCTTTGTTCGTAGCATTAATCCCCTTGGATAATGTGCCAACTTCTTCTTCACCTTCCGCTGGCTTGATTTCCATTTTATCAGTGAAGAACGATTGTAACTCTTTGAATCCAGTGTTACTTTTAAATGGATTCCACTGCCCCGTTGAGAATTGCGATAAATCCTCCTCTTTCTGGGCAATGGCGGGGTCTATGAGTTGAGTTAAATAACTTGCGCCTTCTTCCTGCGTAATCGCGCCCTTACGCATTCCGTAGTAAATATCATTTTGCAGGGATTGAATATCATCAGGGGATATGTCCTCTTGATTGGATAACTGTGTCATCCTGTCATAAATAGAGGCTTTGTATTGCAACTTCTCGTCCATCTTAAAAGCACGACCATCGCCACCCTCTTTCGAGTAGCCATTTATCTTCATGAAGTAATCACGCGCAGGCTCGGACATCTTGCTTGAGGCTTGCTGCATCTGGGCGTAGGTGAGGGTTTTTCCGCTGACTAAAAGCGCGTTCTCACCCTTCATCATATCAAGCACTTCCGTTTGTTTTGCTACATCCTGAAAATTCATGGCGCGGGTTTCGATAGCCTCGCGAAACTTGGCAAACTCGTCACGGTTAGTAATTTCAGCCTGCACTCCCTCGTTATCCATAAGACGGAGCGCAGCTACTGGATTCTCTTTGGCAACACTGGAAATGAAGGTTTTGATGTGGTCTTGCCCTAAATCATGGATAATCGCATCTGTCGATTCAGTGCCTAAATTAGCATTACCATGCTCGCGCAGCGTATCCATTGAATTATGAACATTGAATAATGCCTCGGCAATATCAATCTCACCACGGGCAAACCTCTCACCGTCAATCGCCGTTTGATTCAGGTTATTTTGTGCGGTGTTTACAAGGCTCGTCTTGGCATTACTCGCCGCCTGCTTATACCCCCACGCATTCACCTGAGTATCGTTCTGGCTTGCAATCTTAAAGGCGTTATCCTTCCACTGCCTGCCGAAGAACGGGCTTATGCCTGAGCCGTATTTATCCAATATGCCTTGGCGTTGTGATTTGAAATCTTTAAGCCCCTGCTCGTTAAAAGGGTCGCCTTCGTACTGAATCTGAAAATCATTCGACAGTTTGCCAATCTCCAGTTGAGCCGCTGACATATTCTCAACAATCTTCGCCTCTTGTGATTGTCTGATGATTTGTTGTCCAAATTCAGCTATAGCAGGAACGAGCGTATCCGGCGCAGGGGCGACTACGTTAGTGAATGTTCTGTTATTGTTTAGGTCACGATTTGCCATTTAAGCCCCAGGATTCTGCCAAGCCGTACCAGCGGCCATCGTTGTTGAATCATATCCCGAAAATCCAGTGCCAAATCCCAAGTCAGGCATAGCAAAACTCGAAAACCCGCTGGCCAAACTACCAATAGCCGCACTTCTTCCGGCTGCTATCTGATTCTTGGCCTGCATATTGTAGGCATTACTAATCCCCGCAATATCCTCAAGCCCCGTGTTGAAGGTAGAATCAATGGCATTCATGGGAGTGCCTTCAAGCGTAAGCCCTGAGTTTAGGAATGATACACGTTGAGTTGCGGTCTTACGCGCAATGTCCTTAGCTTTGTTTGCAGCGACAATGTTACCTTCGGCTATGGTCGCTTTGGCCTGTTTTTTTGCAGATGACATTTGCGATGCAGCACTTACCACACTAAGCCCTACCATCACGGCGGTCATAGGGTCAAACGCAACGCCCATCCTAAGCAAATCACCAGCAAAACTGCCTGTACTACTAAACGGTTTCATACTTCACCCACATATTATAATTTCTACCCATAAATTCAAAAGGCTTTTCAAATACGAATCCAAGCCATTTATGCCAGTTATCCGTTTTCACGATAGGCAGTGAGAACGTCCACACCTTTTTAGGCTTCAAAACCGCTTCCGCCCTATGTATAAACGCTTTCATCTCCACACTGTCCCTTGCTGTAAAATATTTAGATATTAACGCAAATATCGCCCATTCGTTTTCTTCCGCTTCCCTGAATGCCATTATAGCCTTTATTCCTTTATTCTCAAGTGTATATAGCCACCATGCCTCATCCTCGAACACATATTTAATATCATCCGGCGAGCTGTAATCATTCGGCTGAAAATTCTCTAAATCCTCTTTTGTAAACTCGCGTATCATAATTTACCGTGTGAAACTGTAGCTACAATCCACCATCACCGCCACGACATGCAGCGGCAACGGCTCGTCTTGAACGATGTAAAAATATTTATCCTTCTGGTTGTCGTCAGAGTAAGTAACGTATTTCGTGCCATCAATCGGCAGTGGAGGGAGGTAGTTCAAATCATTCTGCGAAAGCTCCTGCACCGCTTCTAAAGCGTAGGGACTTGAACCAATGTTACCACCAGCGGAAGTCACCATCCTTACGCCCACTCGACTGATAGCCTTCATAGTCGTTTGTGTATTTTCCCCTTGAACCATGAATCCTAATGAGAAAGATTTGATTAGCCCACGGTATATGTACCCCACAACTGCATGAGTAACTTGGTCTTCAAGGTCAATCGCACCCCCAGATACGGTAAATGTATCCAAGAATCCGCCGTCCGTCACTACGCCAATTTCCAAGCCATTGAAGCGTGAAAGCCCGCTGATAGTGCTGAATGTCAAATACCAACTCGAATAAACGTTTGCCGTGGGTGTCTGTAATACACTCACTGAAACAACCGTGGTACTGGTATAAGCTGTAATCAGGAACCTGCCAGATTCATAGCCTGTGGTGGTTTTATAGACGATATGTTTACCAACGTCCCCAGAGGAAAACGAAGCTGCACCCGCCGTGATTGTCCCCGCGCCTGAGCTATAAGTTATAGTGGTGGATTTAAGATTGCTCACCGTTTCAGAGTTGTCTAGAAAGATACAGCCCTTTAATTGTTCTGCGATATAGCGGGTATAGGCTTCCTCGTCCTCAGCTTCATCATCGGTGAAAAAGTCATTCCTTGCCACAAACTCAACATAAGGCGCAAGTCTCTCGATATAATAAACGCTGTTCCTGAGCGTGAGCGTGAATAACTGCTCCTTACCGTCATTATCGCTTATCTGCACCAAATCTTTGAAAAGCCCCTCGGTATCGTGCTCATGCCAGCCGACAATCTTCTCAGATACGTTGAAATTCACCGAGCAAAACTCCCCATCTCCCCGCAGGCAATAAACAATATCATTCCTATCCTTCACATGGCGGAATTTCGTCACACCACCACGGGTAATGTCGTAGCTCAGAATGTTCGCATCCTCGGCAATGAAAGTCTCGGTGAGAATGTCATAATTGAAGAAGTAAAGATTGCGCCCATCCTTGCCGATGTAAAAGATATACCGGTCTTTCTTATGCGGCTCCGCACCATTCGTCCCATCGCAGGGAGTAAGGCTCGCCTCAATCGTTGCCGAAGTAATTGGAGTGCCTACCCCGCCGCCGTTTATCGCTACTATCCCATCCCCCGCGCCAGCTATCAGACTATTATCCCCCGCAAACAGCCACTCAATCCGTTGGGCTATTTCCGCCAGAGTAATCTGAATGGCCGAAGCATCCGTCACAGTGGCCGGAAGGGTGTGCACATAGTAGAAGCCCGACTCACTCATCCATATGGTTGTTATTTTAAGCCGTGAGGCAGCGTAATTAAGCCTGCCCTTGTAGAATAAAGCTACAGAGGGATAATCGCCTGTAAGCACCTTCGCTGCCGTTCCATTGGCCGAATAGGCCGTAAACGTGGTGGTATCAACATCAATAGAAAATGTATCTGCTGTGAGAACAATCACTCTCGCGGTGTATCCGTTCAATTCGGTCATGCCAGTAATGCCAGCAATCTTGACCCTATCGCCCGTAGAATACCCGTGCGCCACTGCTGTTACAACGCCAGCCGTTGCCTGCGTCACCCCTGTAATTGCTTTAGTTGCCTGCCACGTCAGGGGAAACGGGTCATCTTTTCTTGAATAAGTATTGAAGGTAAAGTCATTCGCGGCCAATCTTACGAGTTTACGAGGCTCATGGTCTTCGTGGGTGATAATCATCACATCTGAGTTTTGGGTGTAGGATTTACGGAAGGCAATCTCTTTCGATTCTGCCAGTGTGTAGGGAGTTGTCACTTCCAAAGGCGTAGCGCCACCGTTTAGCACCCATCCGAAATTTCCATTAATATCATAGGAAAGGAACCGCATTACGGTATTGTACATCACAAGGATGTAATTCTGGTTGTCGGAAAACTTAAACTCGATTAAAGCGCAGTCTTGATGGGCGAGCATGTTCTCAAACCCACACCGATAGATTGCATTGCCTTTGAAGTTTGAGATGAAATTGCGGAACTCGTCCGTACCCGTGGAGTAAATAGGCAAGTCATATCGCCCACTCATATCATGGTCTATCTTAGCCCTTGCGAAGTTGTTATATGAGGTGACGACTTTCATGAGTCCTCACTTCTTTTGGGCGTTGCGGGATATTACGCCGTGTCTGGCAGCCTTGAATAGTGAGTTACTTACGCGAATGGGTCTGTTCTCTTGGGCGTTAAGACCAGATAATTCAGCTATTTTTGCAGGCAGCATCTTCTCAATTAATGCCTTTTTATTCGCATCCTGTGTAATGTCCATCGCTACATTTCCCGCAAGGTAAAGCCCCAGCACCATCTTAAACTCAGGCGACATGGAATTTACATCCGTCACGTCTTTGATATAGCGAAGCTCAAGCCCATCTTCCCATTCATCATCCGTGAGAATCTGGTTGCCTTCGACTGAATAAATATAATCCGCCCTGTCCTCAACATTGCCAAGCCCTAAAACTTTTAGGCAATCTATGGGGTATTCAAAGGCATAATCATACCCGAAGGGGATAGTGACGACCAACTCGCTCACCAACACACGGGCGAGAGCAAAGTTAGGCATGGTCATTTTCAAGAGTGCTTGGCGGGAAATATCATACCAGAGCGCAAAGGTGATTTCTTTGTCATTAGTAGGCACGTCAATGTCGGAAACAGTCCCATAATTCCCGAGATTTCCTAAAGCTAGATTACAGATGTCAACCTTACTTCCTAAAGCCATAATCCACACCTGAAAGAAAGGCGTGAGGTTTCCCCCACGCCTGTATAATTAGAAGTTACCTTGCTCGATACCGATTTCGAGGAACAGAACCTCAGAAGCCGCCGTAGAAGCGGTCTGAATGTAAAGCCCCAGATACACACCACCGGCAGGCATTTGGTCAGAACCCAGACCAAGTAACGTGCCAATATTATCGTCAGCGTCTAAAGACGTGTTGAGCGTCTGTAGCAAATCACGATAGGTAAGCGCGGATGAAAGGTCAACACCATCCCACATAATATCAGCATCAATCGCTGTAAAAGTGCCATCCTCATTCTTTTTCCAAAAGCCAAGGTCATTGTTGTTGGCAGATGTCAAAGCAGGGGTAGCACCTACGATTTTACGAATGGTGCAATCGTAGCTAAGTGGGCCTGCAAGAATATGGAGGGTATTAGTCCCCGCACCCGTTGCGATGGTTTTTTTGTAGAAAGTGGTGACGAGTTGCTTGCCAACACTGTTAATAGGGTTAGTCGGATATTCCGTAAACCCGTTAGAGCGAATACCTGTAGCCATGTTAATTCTCCTTAGTTAAAAATTATTTACGCAGCCGAGCTAAAAGGACTAGCAACGTTTGAACCAGCCGGACAACGCACCTCGCCCGAAACAGCCCATTGGTCTGTAGCAATATCTACGAATTCTACAAAGTCACCAATTTGCCCACCTTTAGTTGTCCCGTCAAAAGTCACTGTATCAGTGCCCCCCGCCGTTACGGTGAAATAAGCAGTTGCAGCATTGGAATCTACGTCAAGATTGTTAATCTTTCCGTGATAAGAACAGTTAGTCGTATCTGCCGCTACAAACGTTGTTCCGTTTGTATTAACTTGCCCCATGATAAACTTGTATCTATCACCAGAGCCAGTCGCTTCCGGCAAAGTATATGCCGCAGCAGCCGTTCCAGTTACGATAAGCACACGCCCCTCATGGGCGGTCTGTGTAATAGAAGCTGTTGCAGTTAAAGAAACTACCTGTGCAGACCTGTCACATTTAGCGTTTAGTTCAGCAGCGGTTGCGGCAAGCGAGTTCAAATCAGTAGCCGGAATATAATCCTCCAGCGTAGCGATTCTGTTTTGTGGTACTCTGCTCATAAATCCTCCTAAATGGTTGTTTGGATTTTCTGAACACGCACACCCTCAGTACGCATAGCGTTCAGCCACAAGTCGATGGTGATATCCCACGAATTAACTTTGGTTGCCGATTTCTCAACACCCAGCAAATTCACTTCCATAGAAACAGCAACCGATTCAGGCGCAAGCACAACGCAATCACGAAGGGTAGCACCTTCGGGAAGGATTGGGTTAAGCACCGTCACACCGCCGAGGACAGAACCAGCAAACAGTACGACTTGATAAGTGCCTGCGTTCATCATCACGCCTGTTTCTACTGGCTTGCCAGAGATATAGTCGTTGCTGATAAATTCAACTTCGCTCATCAAATCAGTGTTTTCAGCACCGGAGATGCAAAGGACAGAGCCTTTAATCATATCGTAGCCAAGGTCGTTATTGATGAAGTTCTGGGTGACTTCCTGAATCTTCTCATATGTCAAGCCAGCCGAAGCATCCACGGTAACTACACCGTCAGTTGCAGCAGAAGTCGAAGTGAGAGCAGCATCAGGCGAACCCGTGAGAACCGCACCAACCGAAGCAGCCACGATAACGCGGTCAATTGTGCGACCTTTTGCGTTTACGAGTTGTTTCAGGATGTCGCTCGTTGGGTCTTTAATCAGTTCGTTGATGTCGTATTTCGCATCAATCTGAACCGTCAAAGTAAAGCGGCGTTTGGTGAGCTGGCGGTTATCCAGTGCGTAGTCAGCAAATTGCTTATCAGGATTGCGGGTTGCAGTCTCGATAAGGTCAAGGCGACCGATGCGTGCGAAGTTATTTACTTTGCCTTTTGAAGGCAGATAAACAACTGCGCGAGTGGATTCAAGACGCGATTTGTCTTGTTGTGCCAGATGAAAGAAAGAATCTTGGAAATTCTGTAATTGCCCTTGGTCAAGGGATGGTGAAATAGTAGTGCTAGTCATAGCTAGTCTCCTGTTTTGAGTTGATAAATTTCGTTTTTGGCGAAAATTATCCCAAAAATGGGGTTTTCTAGCTCTTACAGCAGCTTCACGTCATCAGACCCTATATGGGCTACCCGATAAAAATATATTATACTATATCTAGATAACCGTCAACCGTATATTTTGGCATACAAATTCGCATCCGATAGCTTGTGATGAAACTCTATGCCTTGGCTTTTGGCAATAGCTTCTAACTCCGCACGGCTCATGGTAGTTTTCTTACCAATGGTCGCCTCTTGAGACAGCACCTCATCATTGGTGAGTTTCTTAGTAGTATCCTTACGCCATGCGCTGTCATTCACAATGATAGGAGGCTGTTTCATCAGGTTAAACCCTACTTCTTTGTGATTTACAGGCTCTTTCAGCACATGGTCGCTATAGGTAGCATATGCCGCCATTCTCATCTCACGTTCTGAAGTTTTCTTGTAGAGGGGGATTTGTTTTAAGTCCTTAGCTGTAGCCAAGTCCTGCAATTCTTCTTGTGTCATCGCTCGAATGTCCTTACCAACAAAGGTAAACTCGGATTCGGTTTCCTGCATATCATCAATATAGCACTCACGCACAGATTTCATACGTTCACGGAATTTCTCATTCCCCATAATCCACATCCGCGCATAACGCTTGCGAACGTGCTGAGTGGCGACTTCTTCATCCTGATAGGGAATGACTCCGGTTACGTTTGCAAAATCAATAATCTTGTCTTGTTCGCCACGGTATGAACCGCTGATAGTTACTTTGAGGGCTTTCATAATTATTTCCTTGTGTAAAGTGCGTTGAGTTGGTCAATGAGGACTTGTCTTTCCTCGGCGGTGTGCTGGCGGCGGGTGAGAGCATCAATATCATTGCGTATTTTATTGGCTTGCTCACTGACATTCACCGGAGACATCGCCGCCGCATTGCTCGCCGCTGCACCTGATTCACTCGCCCCGTATTTCTTTTCCATATTCGCAGCAAGACGGTAGATAATCCCCACTACGTTATTCGGCAGCTTGGTGTCAACAATAGCCAAGTCCTCTTTGCTCAGATTAGAAGAAATGGTTTTTGCTACCTTCGCACCCATCGCCTCGTAATTATCCCCAAAGGAGGCTTTCTTTTCAGCAAGCAACCCTTCCTCGCTGAATGCTTTAGCAATCTCGGCTTTCTGCATGGTGTCGTATTTTTCAATGAGTTTATTAGCAAGGGGAGCAGGAAGCCCTACTTCATGCAGCATCGCACCGTAAGCTGTGCGCTCCGCTTCCGGCATATCATCTGCGAATTTATAGGCTGATGCGTCTTTAGGCCGGAGTTGCCCGACATACTCGTCAATTTCTTTTGGGTCGGCCTTTTCCCAATCAGGCACTACAATCTTTTTGCCGATGAGAGCTTGAGCATTGTCAAGCTGCTTCCATAAATCATCACTGGATTTTACGTTTGCTGTCCACGGTTTCTCTTTGTAAGCATCGGGAACTGCAAAATCATTTGATACCGTTTGTGCCACCGCCCCGTTAGGTGCATCGTTGGCTGGTGTGGTTGCTGTTGTCGCTTGCGCGGCAGCGTCCACAATTACTTCTTCGGTCATTGTGATTCAATCTCCATAATTAGTTGTCTATCCAAGTAGGGTCTAACCATCTTCAACCACACAGCCCTCTTTCCTTTATCCTCTATTAATTTTGCAGGGTTTAGCTGTGCGTCATCGTTAAAAACCATGCAAAACCTTAGTAAATACTTGGCAAGTAGCTTGCCTTCATTCATGGAGAATATGCGGTTAAGTGCGACTTTATACTCCTCGATATTCTCAATCACTATTTCCTGTTGCTTTTGGCGGTCTGATTCCCGCTTTGCCATTGCATCGACTATGCTATGTTCATTTATCATACGCCAACCTGTTTTGCTTCCGCGTTACTCTTATTACCTTGCGCTGTATTCTTTTGAATTTCTGAACCCATCTGCCCTGCTTGCAACGCCATCGCCGCTGCTTGTTGTTGTGCCAATGCCTGAATCTTCTCTTTGAATTTTGTCTCACCGATTAGAATCTGGTTATTGGCATCAAGGTTATCATTGATGTCTTTCAATAGCTTATACCAGTCAATCGCCTCGATAATCTGTGGATACAGCGCAGCAATCCCACCAATGGACTGTAACACCTGAACAAGAGCCTGTACCGATTCCGTACGCGTGAGCTTTTCTAATTCGTTATTAAAGCGAATTTCAAACCACGGGCGGCCAGCTTCAATCGTCTGTAATACTGCATCAGGAATCACACGCTCACCACGATTGGTTGCTTTTAGTTTCGCTGCTGCGTCATTTGAGACACGAGGATTTACACCTAACTGGTCTAATCCATAGAGAACCGAAACAACCCTGCGCCCCACAACATCCAAGCACTCAACTTTCTGTTGTTGTAGAATACCAGCGAGTGACTTGCCACGAATAGCGTAACGCTGCAAACTCTCGGTTGCCGTCATCTCTTTTGCAGAGCTGAAATCTAACAAAGCATCGACCTTGAAAGCCGTGGTGACTTTCTCATTCAAATACGGAATGAGATACTGAATCAAAGACGAAGGGTCGCCCACATCATAAAGCGGGAAAGTAGGTTGCTGTCCTGCGGCTAATGCAGAATTAAACACCGTCAATCCGTTTGGTGACGTGTCTAAAACAGAATCACCAAATATGGCATTATTCAGTATTCCAAGCGAAGGATTAGCCATCTTCTCGATGACTTCAATCGAGGTCGCCAGCATAAAGTTTACCGCGCGAATAGTAGATAATAGCATCGTGCCGCTTGAACGCCCGTACACCTCACCGCGCACCTTAATCATTCTCGCCATTGCAATGGGGCGTTCAGCAAAGCTTTCCTCGAAGAAAATGGTGTTATTCGCCGCGTCACCGTCTTGAAACCACACGCCACGATACTTAGTACCACGCGCTCCCATCTTCTTCGGGTCGTAGTCATCACGAGGCATTACCCCGAATACGATGGTAAACTCATCATTCAGCTTGTTTTTCTTCCATGCCGTTTTTATAGCACGTGGCAAACGCTCAATCGCCATATCGTTTACTGCACCATTTTCTGTGCAGAACTCACCAACAATTCGACTGACGCGCCATTTATAAGTAGCAAAAACGTATTCGACTAACCCTGCCCTGCCCTCATCAATACACACATTATCCACACCATACTGACGGAAGATTAAAGCGTTATCGGCTGTTTTGTTGATAAATGCTTTGTTAGGAAATGCACCAATGCCCGAAGTACCAAAGGCCGCTTGGTCATAAGCGTAAGAGCGCAAGCAGCCATTGAACCCAGCATCGGGATGATTTATGTGGTAGAGTGATTGCTGAGTGGCGAAGTCGTAATATCCCTCGACTTCTTCTGGTGAGGCTAATTCTAAAACGTAGCGTGAAGGTACAAGCTTAAAAGCATTATCACCCGTACCCCACATAATACCAACCATGTAGTCACCAAACTGATTTACGGATATTGCAGAGGTCGGGTCATCAACATACTCATCATTGTCTTTCGCTTTGTTACCACGGTTATTCCATGTGTAACCAGGATTGACGTTTATGCCGACGAATTTGGAGATTGAATCCCATAAAGGCTTATATGATTCACGCTCCGATTTTAACTCGGTATATCGCTGGAATATGGATTGAAAATCTTTCACGCTAATTCCCAAAAATAGTCGAACGCTGGCTTACTTGCCCACCTTCAAGCTCAGTACCGAGTACACCGCCCTCGGTAGCCAGAAGTGCAGAACGTGCCTTTTTGGCTTTCTTCTGCTCTGCTTCCGTGTCTTGTGCTGGTTGAGTGGAAACTTTAGGAGTGGAACCCCCGCCGAATAATGATGCAACTGCCTTCATATTGTGCTCCTTTTCGTGAATTATACGCTATATTTAGTAGCAGTCAACGCTTTCTCTTGCTCCCCGACAATCTTTTTATCGGATTATCGTTGGCAACTGAGTTAGATTTGCCCAAAAACTTCACTGCGCCATAAACTGCCATCATGAGAGAATCCGCATCATCAGGCGATAATCCGCCTGTGTCTTTCTTCATGTCTACTTTACTCTCAAGCACCCTGCGCCCATCGCTACGGAATTTCATTTTTACTTTCTCAAGCTGTTTAATCACCTCAATATGCTCTTTGGATATGGATAGCCACGAATTATCGAACCAATCTTTAAGAATATAATATCCCTCGGCTCTCGCATTGGCATAATGCACAGCATCAATGCCTTTTGTCGTCGCCCCGTCGAACCGCTCAACCTTCATCCCCACCTCAATTAATCTATTCCACACCACATGCCCCATTCCTCCCACATCTAAAATACACACATCCGGCTTGAACTGCCCCATAAGCTGCACAATCTTTCCAACTGAAATCATCGCATCAGGCTCATCCCACCTGATTCTCTCGGCTAGCTTCCAGTGTTGATTGGTTTCCCTATCCAAAATAGTAGCTACGCACGAATCATTACCCTGCGCTGCGAAGTCAATACCCATAATACGTTGATTGCCAAACTTCTCGCCGAATGTTTGAATTTCCATTGAGTGATGCAGCTTGTCGTAGTTGAATAGGTAATCATCCGCCTGCGCTAGAGGCTCACCAAGCCAGATATGCCGATAATCGCGCTCAGATTTGTTCTTCACCAACTCAGCTTCATGCTTGAGCGTCAGAGGGCAGAAAGGATTCTCGAAATAGTTTATCTTTATGTGCAGGCAATCAGGCCGACCTACCAATTCCATGACAGCATCATCCCGCATGTAGCGATTCATCGTGAATATCAATTTGCTGTTCTCGGTGCGTACCGTGGGGATTAGAATATCCAAAGTAGGTTTAGTAACTGTTTGCGCCTCATCCACCCAAACGATTGCAGCACCCTCGACACCCTTAATGTTGACGCTACCCTGCTCACGGAAGCCCTTAAATTTCAATTCTGAATCAGTTGTTAAGTGTGTAATGCCTACCTTCTTCACATCATACGCAAGATGATGCTTCATTATCAAATCAGAAAATACGGTATAAACTGATTCCTCAATGGTGTTCTGCACTTCACGACCACAGAAGATACGCACCTTGCGCTTCTCGGCTATGTAAAGCAGGATTCTGGCTATGGTTTGTGTTTTGCCTGAACCACGACCGCCCTCGATAACAAAGAATTTGTAGTCGTTGAAGTCCGTGATGATAGGCAGGAGCTTGTCGGGTATGTTTAGGTATTCGGGGAGATTTAATGCCATTTACAACCGTGAGTTGGTTACAATATCGTTCAGAACCGAGCCAAACGCCATGTGCATTAATTGCACATTCAACCAATAGTTTAGTCACACACCACCACAAGCTGACACGAAATGCCACTCGGACTGCACACTTCAACAACACGCTGCTTACAAAGCTGTTGGGCTGATGCAGTGAATGGAACAAGCAATAATGCTGCAATCAAAATGTTACGAAGCATATTTTTTCCTCATTTTCAGTGTGATATCATAGGAATCACCAGACGTATGCCCTGTCGTGGTAAGCTGGATATCGCCAGTTTTACCAGCACCGGCGTTATTTGGAATGCCCTTAGTGCCGCAGAATGTCATCAAACCACTGTTGCTCAACACCGCAGCCCTTACATCCGCCGTAGCATCCCACAATAGCGATACTGACATACCCACAATGCTATATTCGATTTCCTCGATGACAACCTCAGAACATGCCGCCCCATTGCGGCCTGACACGTCAAGAGTTGAAACATCCACCTTAGTCACAGCCGCTTCTCCTGTGCCGTCCGAAAGGTTGGTAAAGCGCATAATGACGTAATCATCTGCGTCCTGTAGTGTTTGTACCGTTACTGCGTCAGCCATTGGTCGGTTCTCCTACATTAAAAGTAATTTCTTCGCCGTCCTTAGTGATTGTGGGCATTTGAACAAATGTGTGTGTATTGTTTATTGTGCTGCTCGGACTAAACTCGTCTTTCTTCTTTCTTTCCAAGAACTTCATGGATAGGTCGCTATCACTCCGTAAATTATTAACCACTGTCGTTCTTGCAATTAGTATCGGATTTTCTTTAAGACTTTCTTTGCGTTCCACATAATCTGGGTTATCCTTCTGATATTCATAAAGAGTTGCTGGTGCAATATCAGCCATCAAGCAAGCTTCTCTGTCTGAACATCCGAGCAAAAATGCCTCCTCTAATTTCTGGAGTACACCCTCAGTCATGGACGTTGGTCTGCCAGCTACCATTACAACTCCACTGGACTTCCTATCAACGCATCTCTCATCACGCTGATTTTACCGTTATACTGCTCAACAATGGCTTTGGCTTTGTCGTTGCCTTCTTTGCTTAATTCCTCAAGCTCAGTGACCATTGCAGTGAATTGCTCTTTGAAATCATCACTAGGATTTACGCAAGCGGTGTAGGTGTTGAAGGAATTATCACCCTCGACCAGAAGCACAATAGCGCGGTTTTCACCGTCAAGCCCTATACCTTTAATCTTGGCCTCGCCTTCACTCACGCCATCTTTTGAGTGACGGATGTATGTGACTTTATCACCTATTTGCATAATATTTCCTTTTGAGAATTATAAACTAAGATATTGGCATCCGCAACAACTTTATCATCGGTCTAATCCTTGGGTTTCATAATCTTTCCAAATTCTTAAATAAAAATCCGCCATTTCTAACCATTGTTCGCTTGGCATAATTGCTGAATGCCCTTCGCTGTGTTGTTTCAAGTGGCAAGTTCTACACAACGGCACTGCTGAGAATAAAGGCTTTTGCCCTATTCCTGCCCTACCGTTCAACCTCACATGCGCTGGGTCACAGGGCGTTCTATGGCATACGCAGCATGACAGCTGTTTCAACCAATCAAGATACGGTCTATCGCTAGGCTTGCCCTTAGTGCGCTTCTGTCCCTTTTGATATACGCCTGTTTTGCCTAATAAATTCACGATTTATCACCTATCCATATTTGCCAAGTTTTTTGAATGCCCTGCTCAACACGCAAAGGGATTTTGTACTCACCAGAAAACCAACGGAATACATTACGCTTGGTTACGCCAGCAGTTAGGGCTAGGGTGGATTTCCACTTCTCGCCCCATAGTTCTTCGCATTGGTTAATCCAGTTCATACTCCATCCACATTCTCACAAGCATACGGCACTGACTTGGGATAGTGAATATCCCCGCAAGTGTCGCAGCGGTTTTGTTCTAGTAAATCCTCGGTAGCTAATTCAGGTGTAGCACCAAAGCCCTGCACGTCACCGCCCTCATAATCCTTAAAAGTAGCTCGCCAGTCTAAGGCTCGGTTAGGTGTGGGGTTGCGTGTTTCTGATGTAATGATGGTCATGCTTAAATTTCTTTCCACAAGTTGCTTTTTGCAATTTCTAAGGTGTTTTCCATAAGGTGAGGCTAGATTCATACCATTACACCCCCATAATGGTTTTGCCTTGCAAGCCTTCCAGCTTTGCATTAATGGCGTTTATTTGCGTCATGAAATAGCGGCTTGATTGTACTTTCGCATCAAGGCTAGATTTTGCCAACTTCACTTTGTCGTTTTTCATTGCAGTGATTAAACGAGCGCGTTCTTCTACCATTGCAAAAATATTGGTGAATGTTTCGAGTGAAGTATAAACTGTATTTGTCATAAAATGTTTCTCCATTTTTTCCGAAAGACCTAATTGCCTCTCTGAAAGCCAGTATTACACATTAGTCATATAGTGTCAATGCCTATTTTCAATTATTTTGCAATTATTTTCACCTCCAATCAGTTTCATCCCAGTTTCCCTTGCCATGATTGCATAACTCGCATAGCACCTGTAGATTTTCTAGGCTCAAAGCCAATTCAGGGTATTTTCTACGCGGTTTTATATGGTCAACGTGAAGCTTTACGCCATCTCCCCTGCCGTTTCCGCATAGTTCACACTTGCCGTTATTTTTCTTCAATGCCGCATATCTTAATTTTCGCCATTCATAGGACAAAAGAAACTCATCTGAACAGGCATAACTGGCTTTAACAATACTTAGCTTGGGCGGGTTGTTTGGCTTAGATTGTATTGTAGTTTTAGACTTATTTCTTCTTTTCTTCGTTCGATTAGCTGACTTTTCATTGCGAGTGTCAGGATGGGTTATTTCATATCCTTGAAAATGCACCCCCAAAACAGCCTTTGCCCTGCAATAATTAAGACCATCGCGTTTCTTGCCAAACTTTGAAACATAAAGGTTCTGAACATAATCAATGATGGTTTTGTGATAGTTTGGGTCGTCCTTACGGATATCAACCCCTGCATACTTCATAAACTTGCAATACTTACCCATAAAGATACTTTCTTACTTAATAACACCGGTAGGGGCTACGGATGGTACAAAAGACTCCCTGCCAAATTAATAGCATGAAGTCTAATGCCGGGAAGAACACCGTATAGGAGCTTTTCGCTTAGGCACACCAGAGAGCATTATCACCTGCCTCTAGCTTTGGGACTTAACGCAGTGCTGCGCCTAGGTTAGAGATTCCCTTTTCGACTCACTCTATGCTGCCTATCCTACCGCTATTGCAGCCTCTTAAAACACGCCCTAGCCGAGAGCAATGACGTACAAAACGTGTCTCTATATTGTAGCAATTAGTTTTTGTGAGGTTTTTGTTTGACAGAAGGCTCTGCTTTATGCATAATGCCTCTGTAACTACCACCCGCAAAGTTCTAGTTACCACGCTCTCGGAAGTTAATAGCTTCGCGGGAGCTTCTTATTTATACGCCTATTATTTCTGAATTGCAAGCTTATTTTCATATTCCTGTAAAGCCTTTAATTCCGCCTCTTTAAGCGGCATATTTCTATCACGCTTCCACTGGTAAATCTTTATGTAAGCCTCGCAATCAATGGCGGGTTTTTCAGCTTCATACTTTTCTTTGACGAGCCTTTTATCCCTTGCAACATAGATAGGGGTGGAAAAATATTTATAGCATGTAATGCCTTTTTTCTTCTGCATCACTTCTTTCATCACCGGAATAATATCCAATTCTATATTACAACCATCCTTCACCCACATGCGGGGGTTTTGTAAGTCCATAAACGGCATTGCATTGTGGCAATAGCTTATGGATAGGTCGATTATTTTGGATATGTCTATGGGTGATTCAGTGGTTTCGTTTCTTGCGTACATGCAATCATTCCTCGCCTTTATATGGATGCCAAGCGTTCATAAAAACCCATTCCGTATCAGGATAGGCTCGGTCTTCTGGCATATCGTCACTGTCCTCGTGGACAAGTTTTATTTCCTCCCTGCCACAAGCAAGAATAAAATCAAAAACCCACCTCTTATCAGATAATCCAATACCACCCATATTCATGGAGAATAACGGCATATAGATTTTCTTTTTATTACAAACTAAATAATAATCTTCACTCATAGGTCATTCCTTTTGTGCAAGGGGTTTTACCAAGGCTTTTGTGCTAACAAATCCTCAATAATATTCATGAGAAATTCCTCATCGCCAGTGTATTTAAACTGCTTGCGCCAACGCCTAGCCATATCTATGCGCTCTGATAGGGTTCGCTCAATAGTTTGTGTGGTTTGTTCATTCATGCCATTGCCCCTCTAACTTCTCTGTCACGCGCATCATATCCAGCCATAATCATATTGCAGCACCATCCAAGCAAATCATCTTGTGGAACTTGCGGGAAATATTTGTGCATTTCAATTGACCACAGCATGCCATCCATACCTAATCTCTGTAGCATCTCTCCTGATGTTTCTTCAGTCATGCGTTTTTCCTCTCCATTGTACTATTTCACTCATTTAGTTAGTATAGGCTACAAATTCACTAAATATTTGAACACTGAACCTAGAAACACTGTTAATGTTATCGCGGCACATCCACCTAAAGTGCTTTTGAAGCCTCGCCAGAATAACTTGTTTTCATCAGGATAGCATGTAAATGAAACGGTCTTTATTTGTGGATTCTGGGCTAGATATTCCTGAACCCCTTGTGCGTCTATGTTTTTCTCAGTCATGTTTGTTACCCCTCCGTTTCGGGCGTACTGTTACATCAGGTTTATATCCGATAGCGTAGGCAGGCTTACACTTCGTTACCGGCACTACATCCACTATTTCAACCGCGCACCCTGCCGCACCTACATCATCAGCCCAGTAAGCCGATATACCCCTAACATAGCGTGAATCATCGCCTTGTATAACTTGGTGGGTAACGAGGAAGTCGAGTACCGCCTTTATGCGATTATCCACATCCTGCACCCTGTTATCGGGGGCGCGTAACAGCATGTGAACCTCAACCTTGCCTATGTGGTTTTTCCAACTAAAACCAGCTTTATACTTGGCAATATCAAGCTCCCGCTTCGCATCCAATAACCATAGTTTATACCCATCGCTCTTGAAGCGGCGAACCTTGCCATTGAACATGCCGTTTACCGAAGGCGGGAAGGGAAGAAAAAGTGTTGTCATTTTCTAGCCTCCATATCGCGCAACGCTCTTTCAATCTTGTGCAGCGTATAAATCGTCGGGTTTTTCATGTGATACATGGTATTCTCATGCACACCAGAAATCTCGCAGAATCGCCGCTTACTCATGCCAAGCTTCTTTAATCGCGTATCAAATCCCGCTATAATCTCGTTGAATAAATCTAATACATTTTTTTTCATTTTCGCCTCACTTTAGTGTTGACATTGATAAAAACATACATTACTTTAGTGTTGTTAGCAAGAACAATTTTACAGGAGGATTTTATGACTTATGATGAAGTAGCAAAATACATAGACAGAAAGCTTGTATGGCTTCCAAGCGGAATGTCACAAGTAACTCGGGATGATTATTATAAAATAGTCGATGATTTTTCAGCGATACTAATTAATAACCCACCAGAGGAGCTTTTATGTCAATGATACTATGCGCTAAGTGTGGTGAATTATGTGATTGCGATGCTTACCCAGAGGGATTTTATCGTTATACTGAGGACGGAATAAACGACGAGCCTAGCGATGAGTTTTACTGCCAATCATGCAATGAAGAAGATGATGGAATAATTTAACAATGGAGGATTTATGACGGAACCGAAAAAAGAAGCTGAGAAAATAGTTGGCGTTCACAAGTCAATCGAGCGCATGACGGAGTTGCTGGCAAAAGAAGGTATTGCAAAAGACAAGGGCGGCAACGGTGACATTAAATATAAATTCCGTGGCATTGACGATATTCGCAACGTGATAGCCCCGCTTCAAAAAGAGTGTGCTTTGAATATCCTGCCAAGAGTTTTAAGCCGTGAGGAAAAAGAACGCTCCACTAAAAACGGGGGCTTTTCGTTATGGGTGATTATCAGCGTAGAGTTTGACCTAGTGAACACAAACGATGATTCTAAGGTAACAATCCCGATGATTGCCGAGGCGGTGGATTATTCCGATAAAGCAACGCAAAAAGCCCTTTCGCAAGCCTATAAGATATTTGCTATCAACACCTTCAACATACCAACCGAGGGTGAGCAAGATACAGATGCGGAAAAGAAAGAGTTTGCCGGTAAACGTGTGGGCGTGTTTGAATCCGACGAGCTTCGCAGAATGTGGGTTGCTAACTGCAAGGGAGCCTTTGAGCAAGCGGATTCCCTTATTCGTCTAAAGGATGCGGAGACTCTTTATCATGAGAAACTAATCATCATGGGTGCAAGCCAAGATGTTGCTGATTCCGCTGCCGCTGCTGAAATCCGCGCTATTTACACTTCTAAGGTTGAAGCGTTCAAATCCGAAGCCCCGAAAGGTAAGTTATGATAGAAGATGCATTAATCGAGTGGATGAAAGCTGATGCCGAAATCTACAGAATAAAAGAAGTGGCAAAGAAACTCGCCTCCGATTTGCAGCTTGCCGAAAATGAAGCTGACAAATGCCGTGATAATGTAGCGGCATATCTAGCTGAAACAGGCGAGTTTGAGGTTAATATCGAGGGCGAGCTACAAAACTACCAGATTTACTACACCACCCCTAGAAAGTCAGTAAAAGCCGATTCTGAGGCCACGCCGGATGAGTTTTGCAAAATAGAGCGCAAGCCGAAATTGCGTGAGATTGGCGAATATATCGAATCACTGCCAGAAGGTGAAATGCCTAACTGGGCAAGTTTCCACACGGGCGAGCCTAAACTTTCATACAGGATTAAGAAAAAATGAAGTCATTTTCCTTTTTCGTCCCCGATTCCGGCAGGCTAACCGATGATTCCCGTCTTATAATGGCGAATGTCATAGCCACTATGGCGGGGAAGCGGATTAAGATTGCCGTAAGTGAGTGGAAAGAATCATCCAGTGACAGGCAGCGTAAATATTATTTCTCTGTGATTGTGCCTGCCTTTATTGTTTATTTCGGCTCACAAGGAAAGTTTTTCGATAAAGACCAGATGCACGACAGCATGATGCGGTTTATAGGCGGGTTTTCCAATCCTTATGTAAACCCCTTCACTGGTGAGCCGGACGCGGGTAGGCTTTCCTATAATGACCTAACAACCGCACAATGTGAAGGTTATCACACTTTATGCCGACAATGGGCGGCTGCCAATCAATTTGATATTCCCGAACCAAACGAAAACCAAAACTATTAGGAGATTGTTATGACCACACAACTAAGAGATTTAATCGCTATAGAAGCCTTAAACGGTATGCTTTCAAACGAGTATCTTGCCCGCGCTCTACAAGGCGACAGCGATAAAACAGTGCGTTTTTTTGAGCGCATGATGGGCAAGAAAATGCCAGAAAACTTCAAAGCCGAATCAGAATGGCTGCAAGATTGGCATGCAAACGCGGCTTACCAATTCGCTGATGCAATGCTGAAAGCCCGTGATATTAAACAACCATAGGAGGCTATCATGAAACCATGCTTAGAACGAGTCCTTGCAACGCTTAGGAAGAAGAAACGCATTGGAGTGACCTTTGATGATTTCCACGAAGGCCATAGTCTGCCCAAACGTGTCTGTGAGCTGAAAGATTTAGGCTACCACATAACATCACGGAAAGAGACTTCGACACATGGCGGATTACGCTCGCGCTACTGGTTAATTAAGGAACGTGCATGACCGTAATAGATTTATCAACCCCCAAAGATATGCGTGATGCGCTAGAAAAGATATTCAGATGCCAGCAAGCCAATACTGCCACGCTCATTAATATCAATAAAACCCTAGACCTACTTGCCATATGGATGAAAGTGGCCGAAGGTATTAACGTGGGTGTGGATGATAGGCTTTTGGAGTTGGAACGCAAAGCTGAATTGATTATGAAGGCTACTCGTCACTACCCCTAGTTTCCATAATGTGAACCCTACTCGATAAATGCTCTAATAGTGTAATGCACTGTTCGATACGCTTTTCCAGTGCCTCAAAGCGAAGCTGGTTTTCGATGTGCGCTTTGGGCATACGGCTTTTGTATAAAGGTTGGAAGTCGGGGAGGTAGTTCATAAGTTCTCTCCTTCACATGAGCGCCCTACGCCATCGCGTCCGATGGAATCACCTGTTAATTCAGGTTCCTGATTTGCAGCCGCCATTTCTGGCAGTCCTGTAGTGAGCGTATTCTTTAACACAGCATCGCACTCGGCTAGGGCTTGCTTAATATGCCCAGAAAAACAAGTTTGCATAGCATCCCTACACCTCGCAATCACATCCCTCAAACGCTGCATTTCGGTGTCTTGGTGGGTGCGGGTGTTCCATATCATGCAAGCGTTATCATCAGTTAAAGCGTGAATAGAGCATCCGCAGGCAATGCACTCGCACCATGCCGTTAAGCAGTCACCCAACGGTCTAAGCCTAGCTTCACCCCCACAAAAAGGACATGGCCTCAAGCTCTCGCGTATCAGGTCGTTGGTCATAATGCGTACCTTTCTCTCATGTCTTTAATCCGTATCCAATAATGCTGAAAACAATTCCCGCCAGCATATACATTGCGTTTGCAGCGTTTTCGGCTGAGTGTCTTGCATCTACAGCGAGATATCGGGTCGTTGGTCATAAACCAAGTCCTTTCAAAAATCCCATAAGGATATAATTTGTTTTTGCGAATTGAAAATCCATAAACATGCCGCCAAGCATAATGGCGCAGAAAATAGCCCATTTCTTGCTATCGTTTATGCTTGCTTGATAAAATCCGTAGCCAACGGCAATTCCTTGCGCGAGGCATAATAGAGCAAATATGGTTTTTGCGGTCATTTCTTCCTCACTCTCTTTGCATCGGTTTTGCCTGCTGGGCGGGGGTTGGGGTTAATTGGGTATCAGGCTAAATGAGTTCATATTTCTGCATCCAATTTCTTGCGGTCAAGCTCGTCTAGGGCTAACCATATTTTTTCAAGCCTGCCGTGTATGTGTCCTAAGCAAAAACACATACAAGCAGCCAACACTAAAGTATAAAGAATCGCATCCATATTCTCACCCTCCATTCACCCGTTAAAATCAGGGATAAAAGCGTAAACGCGACTCGCGCAATGCTTTTATCCCCTAACCACCCCTCACCCTGCAAGCGCGGGGTGGTGTTTCGTTATTTCTTCTTTGGCTTTGCAAACTGAAATACTGTATTATTCCGCGCCGCCATAGCTTCCTGCACTAGAATTGCCGTTTCGCTACCTTTACTGCGCCCATGTATTTCGGCGTGTTCTTCTATTTCTTTATATAATGCATGTGGAATACGCACTTGAACTAGTTTTTTCTCGATTGATTTCATAAAAATATACTCCTTTATGGTGATAATATTCCTATCTAATTGATAAGTCAATAGATAAAAATATTATCTTTTTTGTTGCAATACCTTTTCACCCATGCTAGGGTTGTTTTGTAGCGGCAGGGGAATTTAGAAATACTTTGCTGCTACACAAACAAAGGAATAAACCCATGTTAGATTACGCAAAAATGATAATTTGTATCATCTTTGGATTTTTGATGGCGGTAGCAACTTTGCCCGCTGACCCATTCAAGATATGCAAAGAAGCCAAAGTAAAAAATATCGAACTTGTTTCATGTAAAGAGTTAAATAAATAACAAATGGAGATAAACCCATGCGCCCCTTAGATTACACCGAAGCATTTGATTTAACGCAACGCCTTGATAGCGAATCGGAGCATTATTTCAATGAAATGAGGATATTTGCCGATAGGATTGCAAAAGAGGATATAGGGGCATTGGAGGATGCTGTCGGTGGGCTGCAAGAATCCATTGATAATGCCAAGAAAGATATTCAAAAGCGGATTATGGCCGTTTATGCGATTATAGCGCGGGAGGATGTGGAATGAAACTAAACAAACCAATAGACCTGATTATTATCCTATGGATGGGGGCGTTGCTACTGTTTGCCGGTTCCGTCTTAAAGTTAGCTTTTTACATTCAAAGAACCTATTTTTGGGGGTGATTATGACTGAATGGCAACCTAAAGAAACCTTGGGAATTTCAGCGCCTATTAAAGACAGGACTCGCATCATCGTAACACATGAGCAGCATGGAGGAGGAGCAGTTATAACTTATTATGGTGATAAGTGGCACTTTGACCAATGGGATGGCTATGATTGGGAGGGGGAATATGAGTATGATTTTACCCATTGGCAGCCTTGGATACCGCTATCAAAGACACCTACGAAAGAGGAAGTGATTTTATGACCGACGAAGAAGTATCTCATGACGATGGGCATAAAGAGATTAGGCTATCCGAGGCATTGTCTGCTGACTTGGCAAGGGCTGGTGAGGGTCGTTTGAACTGGGCGGCTCGAATCAGGGCAATGGAATATATGCGGAAAGCAGAGCAGGAAGAACGAGAAGAAGAATCACGCAATAGAGGGGGTAGGATTTTATGAGTGATATACGCAAGGATTTTGAGGAGTGGGCAGCGATAGAGGGCTATTACGTTATGCCACAAGGCGATGGGTATCTAACCGAAACGCAATATGCCTATGAAGGCTACCAAGCAGGACGTGCTCACGATGTAGATGGGTTGATTGATAAACTTACAGCAGCAGCGGGCACTACAACGCATAGCCACCTCAATGGCTCTTTCACAACAACGGAATTAAAGCTTTCTGATGCCATTGAAATCATCCGCAAGCACTTTGGGAAGGAATAGAGTTATGATACCACGCAAAGAAGAGGACGATATTTACGAAGACGAAGGCGGCTTGCCTTGGCAGCTATGGGCAGTAATGTTTGTTGCAGTAGTGGCTATTGTCAGCTTGCCAAACTACAAGAAAGATGATGAAAAACCGAGGGAAAACAGGGTGCATTACAGCAAGGATGCGTATGATAAAGTTGTGAAGGAGAACCCATAATGACTGGATATTGTTCCAAATGCGGCGATCAGGGAAGCCATGAGTGTGTGGCACCGCAACAGCCGGATGATAGCGCATTGTTCAATACCATCTGCATAGGGTTGATGGCAGGGATAAATGATAATGCTCCAGCAATAGAGATGGCTGAATGGGTGATGAAGCAATTCCGTCCATATTTAAACAAGCGGGAATCGGTAAATATTACTCCGGCGACTACTGAATATATCTGGGCATGGCTCTATAAGCCGTTTCAGCACCGTAGGAATAAGTTAGCCACCGAGTTTGTAAAACGCCTGCAAGAGGGGTTTCTAATCGTGCCGTTACATCAAATAGAAGCCGAAAGCAGTGACTCCGCTAAATCAGGAGGTGAGTGATGAAATTCAGATACAGATTTATGATGGATATGGGGCTTGTTTGGTTTGGTGTATTGCTGGGGTACGCATGGGCTGGAGGACTCCAATGACCGGACTGACGAATGAGACACCGCGTGAGAAAAAACTGCGAGATGCCTTGGAAGATATGTGCCACCAGTTTGGCTACGAAGTCGGACAAACCGGAATCACAACAGGCGGATTATCGGCCTTAGAACATGCATTTGACGTGTTGGGTTGGGATGATCCGCATATACCAAGCGAGTAAAAGACTCGACACTTTAATAGAACACGCTGGCAGTATGCGTAAGCTGGCAAGTGAGTTGAGCTATTCAGTAGGATTTGTTAGTCAGGTAAGGGCAAGAAAGACTCCTTTATCTGATAATTTCCTTAAAGCTATTGGATTAGAGAAGCGAGAGGCTGAATTTGATGTGATACCGGATTACCGGAACTGAATTTGAGAATACCCGCAAGGGTGTCGCCAGCTTATCCTTGAGGGCGTAAACAACATGGAGGGCATCTGTGCGAAAGCAATGCTACCCGCGATGGATTTCGCCGCTCTGCCAGTGGAGCGATACCTGTCCGTATGGGGGACACTGGCATAACGAACCGAGTTTGAGAGGATGATATGGGATTAGAGAGATATATTTCACCTTATGGTGAATGGTTAAATATAGTTTTTGGGATGTTTTTCTGCTCAGTTGGTATTTTTTTTCTGCTGCTTGGCGTTACGCTCCTGATGGCAATTATGCTTTACGGTAAATGAAAAGACGGATGATTGTATGAACTTCGAGGACATTTATTTAAGGCAAACGCTTAGAGATCTGGCATCCAACAAGATGGATTTGCTCGCCAATGCAGATTGCGTAAGCATTGACGCGCGCGGGGCTACTAGCATTCTCGGTAGAGAAGTGCGCCTGCCTGTTTCGGCGGAGGTTTGCGTATTGAATGACAAAGATATGGCTCGCATCATGATTAATGTGAATGCTGGTAGCGGTAAAGATACGATAAGCCACCGTGCCGTTGCTGATAACAGACGGCTTGCGCTGAAGGGTAAAACCAAGCTCGAATTGAGAGAGGCGTATAAGGACGCATCTGCTTATATAGACCATATCATTGGCGAGGTTCGCCGTGACGTACTGGAGTTTCTGGCTTCTGAGCTTCGCAAGCGTGAAGCGGAAATAGTATGATTAAACGAAATAGAATCACTTAGAAAGGATGATCCGTTCAATGTTAGAAAAACAGATCAATAATCCATCACTCACGAAGCCCTTAAGCAAGCGCGAATATGCTGCCTATAGCCTTGGATTTAATTATGGGTTCATCTGCGGAATAGTGCTTGGTGGAGTTCTGGGTATTATTGCTCTGCTTTGGAGGATTTATGGATAAGCTGACGAACGTAGTTCATTTTCCTCGCCACCTCACAACTCCGCCTTCCGGTGAAATGGAATTGCCTGAATATTTGGAGCGAAAATACGAGTATATGTTTCAAGAGCCGTGGGCTGCTTTAGAAGATAGGGTTCGCGCTCGTCACCCTGAGTTCTTCGCCATGTATGATGCCATGGAAGATGAGTCGGAACCAGAACCTAAAAAATGGTGGCAGATATGGAAGTAACCAATAGATTGTTGGTAGAGCATGTGGCCAAAGCTATAAAGTCAGTAGAATTAAAATGCAATATCCCAGATGTTGCACTATCTCATGATTTCTGTCTGAGATTATCTGAGGCGGCTATAAATGCTCTATGCTCATACAAGCAATCGGAGTTCAAAGGGCCTGATTTAAATTGCTCACCAGAAGATATTGCGGAGTTCAAGAAGAAGAAGCAAAAATGGCTTGAGGGTCTATCAACTCAGAATAGGGTGGAAACATGCCCTTGGCACAACACTGAGCGCTGTCTATGCTCGACCAAGACTTGATTTGTCCAAAGCATACTTTACACAAAGTAGCTTGTCCAAAGTAAAAAGAGATTGGCTTTATACAACGAAGACAAAGGCGATTAATTAGCGCAGGAATCATACTGCCGCTGCAAGGAGCCTGTATATCTTGCCAGCTCCCCCCATGTATCGCCATCGAACTCAACACGCTTAGGACAGGTTCTAATGCTTTCCGAGGAGCAGCTTGATAGCAGGAGGGATGCACCAACAATCATGATAATTTTGTTTGACATAATAGCCAATTCCTTTATAATTTTCGGGCGATGTAGGAAGATTTGCCGTCAACCTACATGCCCTAATCACAACGGAGTTCACCCGCCATGACTGATTCAATTATACTCCCCCCAAATTCAAAAGCAATACCTGTGTCAAAGGGAGTTTTTGCCATTGTCGATGATGAAGACTATCATCACCTAACTCAAAGAAAATGGCATTACTGTTCAGGGTACGCTGCAAAGAGAATGGGGAGGAAAGTAGTTATGATGCACCGGATTGTTTTGAATACACCTAAAGGTATGTCGACCGACCATATAAACGGCGACAAACTTGACAACAGAAAATGCAATTTAAGGATATGTACATCCATGCAAAATAATCAAAATAAGAAAAAGCAAAAAGAGCCAATTGAAGGAAGTTATAGTAGTACATACAAAGGTGTGTGCTGGCATAAGCCCGGTAAAATATGGGTAGCCTACATTTCAATTAACAAAATACGAGTTCATTTAGGGGTTTATAAGAATGAGCGAGATGCAGCTCTAGCCTACAACAAAGCAGCCCAAGATGTGTTTGGTGAATTTGCGAATATAAATGTTATTTTAGAAGATTGAGAACTTCTTTCGGTATCTCACTATCAAGACATTTATCATCTTTTGACGCTCTTATTGCTTTATCGGCAGCACTATTGAATTTGATGATTTCATTTTGTCCATCCCCCAGTTTCTTGATGACCTTTGTTTTTCCTTTGTCAGCGATGTATCCATCATAAATAGTTTGTGCGTGCCATCCACCGATAAAGGATGAGATAGCTATAATGGCTATTGTTTTTGGGTTTGTGAGAAGGCTTAAAAATGACATTACAACCTATTTCCTATTCTGTAATCACCTATCCCTGCCACATTCAAAAGCACCAAGCAAAGCGCGATGACGCAAATCACGGTGATGACGTTCTTAACGGGGGCAGGCATTGGAATAAACGTGGTCACAAGATACCACACAAAACCTAATACGGCCAGTATGATGACGAGTTCGATGAGTCCCATTGTAATTCTCCTTCATGTTAAACCATGCGAAGCATGGAGGTAGGCTTGTAAGGAATCAATTAGGAGTTTCTAATATCCGCCCTTGTTGGTTTTCGTGGTGTTTTTCTAGGTTCGCTTACCGTTACAGATTCCACATTCTCGACATTGACCGATTGTGGCTGTATGGCTGCTTTTGTCACCGAACTATCCGCCCACTTCCCGACACCATAAATAATACCTACAAGGGTTGAAAGGATACCTGCTACACCCATCGCCGTGCCACCATCGCTATCTGTCATTGCCATGAAGAAACCGACACATAAAGTAAAGGTTACAAGATAGGTTATTACCGAGCGCATGGATAGGCGTTGGTTATCACCCTCGATAAGCTCTGCCCATCTGCTCATGAAAAATCCCCTTTCACAACTTCATCAGCAACATCCTTTGCTGTGTCACGCCTTAAAATATCAGCTATGAAACTCGGCAACAGGGTGTTTCCAACAAAGGAATCTTCATGCAGTCTTGTCCCTCTGGCAAAATGCCCGTTAAAGTCCCATCCGACAATAACAAATCCGGCCATGCCTTTAGGGTAAAAACCACATATTTTATCAGTATAATCGTGCATTACTTCGCGAAATTCTGCGCCGCGCACATGCGGGATTACCTCCGACAAATGCGGTACGGCCTTGTATGTGATTTTCCCTATGCGGCAATTTGTCATGAAAACGCCCTCGTTCCAAACTTATCCACAAGCAACACCTCTCTGCGGTAAACATCGCTATCTGAAATAGAAATATGCACCCAGCCACCGCCCTTCGCGTCATCAAACTCACTGATGAGCTGGTCGTATTTTATATCGGTATCCATTAAGTCCTCTACAACGTCACGCACCAATACGCCCTGCACTGTGAAGTCAACGGCGCAGCCTTTGGTATGCTGACTGGTTTGTGAGCCTCCTACGCGCCTGTTAAGCTCTTTGCAGCGATAGCCCGATGATATACGAATAGGGCGACCATATATTGCCCTCACTTCTTCTAGCAGTAGCGCAAGGCGTTTTAGGTTTTCAAAGGATTTCTTGTCGGGGGTATTGTCGATACCGAATCGGGTAGCTGTTTGTGATAAAATAAATTCACTCAATTCAAAGTTGGATGAGAGTTTCATATCTCCACCTCAACAAGAGTAAGTTGTTTCAAATCATAGCTGATGAGCATCCTAATAGTCGCCTCTCTCTCCACAGCCCTTTCAAACATCACCTTGTCCCGCGCCCCGTCGAAGAAGGCATATACTGAAATCATAAAAATAATGAGGTATGATGCGGCTGTTGTCATTTCGTTTGCGCCTTTATAGCTGCGTCTATCATAGCATACACTAGCTTTGAGTTGTCCACCGCAATGCTCCCAAGCCAAGCCAAGCCCGACCATATCACGCCTATCACCGCCATGCAACGGATGTATCTGTCGCGCTTGACGGCCTTGTCCACAGCCTGCTCTTTCTCTTGTTCGGATTTCCATTTTAGGATTCCTTTTATAGCCTCGTCTTGCTCTTTATTATCCATGGCATTTACCGCGACATGAAGGAGTTATGAGTGCTTTTTCCTTAAAAAGTTTCTTCCACCACGGAGTTCTTAATCTTTTTATTTCATAAATAGCCTGCATCAATTCGGTATTTGCATCGTAAATCAATGTTGTAGCTTCTTTGAAAATGTCGGATTGGATGGCGTTTTCTGCCATTGTCATTCTTTGGTTGAGCAAGGAGAGTGCCTTTGAAACAGTATTGCTTCCGGTTTGTTTCTGGCTGTTTATCTGCTTGATGAGTGCATCAAGTGTGGGTTCGTTGGTTTTCATAAAACAGCCCCTATGCTTGCGCCTATGAGAATTTCACCTATCTGTGAGTGTGATATTACACCTTTTTTCTCAGGAATGAAAGTGCCTATTAGATACCAAGCAGGCATAAGTGCGCCAGCAAGCACACCATGCCAAAGCACAGGATATAATTGGTAAAAACATAATGCCGCAGGAAGTATGATTAACGCGCCTCTCACAGATAATAAGCTCAAATTTTGCCATGTGCAGTTTTCCTTCCTTGTAAGGTCGAATCCTGATGGGAAACCAAAGTATCCAGCAACCTGTTTCAGATAGCCGATTTTCCTCGTTGCACCCACTATCAGCGCAATCAATGGTGTCGCCCATGTGATAGGGAATAGCAGCGATACACAAATACCCCATTGTAGACAAATGATGTTATTTGGCATCTCCCATCCTACAGACTTGCCAAGCGTTTTACGGACAAGTTCATTCCCAAGTCCACCGCTAATACGGTAAGAGATAGCGCATAGTATTGCTGTAATTATCATCAGAAAAACCTCCCAATATACACAAAGCTTGCACCTGCGACTACAGTGCCGCTTCTCAGCCGCAAATTTGGCTCCACTATTCCTGCGAACGGCTCTTGGTATAGTCTCTTGACTTCGTTTGGATTGAGTGCGCGGCTATATAGCCGAAAATTATCCATCTTGCCTGCATAAAAGCCAGGAGCCACAGCAAATATTCCAACTGTTATCGCCCCAGCACTAGCTACAGGTGCGGCGGTTCCTACTTCCCCGCTGCCGCTTTGTGGTATTGTATTGTAGTACACACTCCACGTTGCACCGGAGAACACAATAGTAACATATGTCCAGACATTTAATGTTAGAAGCGGCCAAAACTTATAGTGAATTGAGCCTGACCTATTATGTAAGGTAACTAAATCTGTGCTATTGTATAGGTAGCACTCCAAAACACCTGAGTCTCTGTCATATATAGGTCTAAATCCAGAACCAGAGGTTGGGTAAATCCAAAATGAGGTTGTATAATCTCCAGCAAGCCCAGTCTGGGGATTCGCTACTATGGAAATGTAGCTAGTAGTCCCATTAAACTCCAGTGCGCGTCCAAACTTACCTACTGACTTAGAAACACCAATTAATGAACCATTATTTATACGAGCACTATTTTTAACAATATCACCACCATCTTCATTGAATAACCAATAACCCACTAGCCCGCTACTAATCGAGTCACCCCAATTAATAGACGACCCCGCAGGCGGCTTGGTAATTCCCCATTGTTTTGACTTCAATGCGCTCATGATGACTCGCCTGAACTAAGTCGTTGTATATGTTATTGCGCGATAACTAACTACGCATCCTGTACTTAGAGCTGCACCGCAGTTGTTCCGCAGCGCAAGGCTCCAACCATCAGGGACAACCCCGTTGCACATTTGACTAATAGTAAAGAACCCATCTATCGGCTGGGATGTGATAACGTAAGGCATGGCATATGGCCCCTTCATTGAGTTGGGGTCTGACATGCTCGCCGTTCCCTCAGAGCCAGTTGGGCGGGTGGTGGTGCTGAAGTTGGCTGCTGGTGTCCACGTTG